CTATTGCCTTATTTAAAAAGTTTTGTATTTTGTATTTTCAGATTTATAAAAATCTTATAAAAAATTACATTTTGGTGAAGTCGAATTTTACATCTCAAAGAATAAAAATTTGGTCTGTTGTATGTATAGATAAGTTTGCTTCCAGCTTTACGCACAGTCGGTGTGAGTACTTCTATTGAAGCTTTGGAGACTGTTTGCGCTTCTTCAATCCATGCAATGTCTATACCCTCGATAGACTTAATACTCTGTTCGTTGTGGTGCAGTCCTTTAAATAGAAACTCCGTTTTAGTGATTGAGTTAACTATAGAGTTTTCAGTCACTTTGTAGTCGTGCAGTTCGTATAGATTGATAAGGTCTTTAAGTAGTTGGTGTGATGATTCAGCTATAGAGTTCTGGAACTCACGGAAACAACCGAAACGCATTTGCTTTTGTCTGCCTAGGATCAAGAGAACTCTAGCTACTGTATGACTTTTTAATGAGTACCTGCCTCCATATATAGCAGCCTCTCTCCAGTCATCGTCAAAGAGTCTTTTGTACTCTACTGGTATTTCAATTGTCTTTTGAGTCATTGTCACCTATGAATTTAACTAATACTGTCTGAGGCACAATACTATTTGGATCTACCTTTTCACTAAACTCTACATCTGTCTTAGCAACAAACTTAGCAGTGTCTTGTGCTAGTTTCTCGTCTTGGCTATCTAGTGATTTCTTTAGTACTTTCTTGGCTTTTGTTACTAATTCGTCTTTAGTAACCGACTTTACACTTTCTGACAACCAATTAACTCTACTTTTAAGGTTCTTAGCGTATTCTTCTGAGTATCCTGAATCTAATGCTGACTGGTATGCGTTACTATATGTTTTGCTATCAGGATTAAGGTATCTTTGTAGAAAGTCTAGCTGTCTAGGATCTGCTTCGTATTGATTAGCCATTTTCCTTCTCCGCAAACTCATTAAATGATTCTGTCTGATACTCATTTCCTACGGTGACTTCACTAGGTAGCTTGGTGAATACTTCTTTACCTCGTACTTTGCCGGACTTCTTGTTTAAACTTGTGATAATGAACTCTGTGATTGAACCCTCGTAGTTAAATCTGAGTAGTTGTCCTTTGTGAAGTTTTTGTACACCTTCTTTGGTAAAAATATCTGATAGATCTTCTTGTTTAGTCATTGGTACTTCCTACTTATTTTTAGATAACTTTCTTTGGCTTGGTTGGCTTCTTCTTCTGATCGTGCGCCTTTCCAGTAAATGCCTCTGAGTGCTTTAGGTGTACGATGAAATTCGATAATCTTTTCTATGGTTTCTGGAGTGGTGTTGTATTCTTCTGCTAAAGCTTGTATAAGTTCACCAGCTTTGTTACGCTTGTATATTTGTATACGTTGCTTACCAGTTACTTTAGGTTTCATTTCACCCCCAATTAAAAAGCCCCTAAACTCCTTGTAAAGTTAGGGGCAATATAATAGATAAGTAGTGTACACTTTTGTATTTACTGCCCCTGTGGGCGTAATAGATTCATGTAACCTGACAGACTACACGAGGAATACTGCTATGAACAGTCTATTACGCTTTAAAAAGAGTCAAAGGGCTTTGATATACCCTTATCGTATCATGCTTTCGCTTTAAATTCAAGTGTGATATTCCTTACACTTTAGATGTACTAGTTGTATAGCAAGTGCCGTGCAATTGGTCATACGTTCTAACTATTTTTTTACATATTACGCAACGGTATCTAGTATTAAATAGTTTTTCTAATTCGCCAGAATTATGTAAGCTGCCATCTGCCGTATCTCCATGCTTAACTCCGTCAGGCAGTAAATGCTCGTACACAACAATATTTTCTTGTTTACTCACTTATCAACTCCATCAATCGTGATACGTTATAGCCTTGCATTTGTCCTTTGTCTGTTATGACTAGAGGTACTACAGGTGAATCAGTGTACTTCATCATCTTTTTGATATTGTCGCCTTCATCTCGGTCTATGACTACGTAGTTTATGCCTTTACGATCTAGGATTAGTTTTATCTGATTACAAGGAGCGCAGGTCTTGGTGCTGAATATTAGTATTTCTTTCATTACTTCTCCTCTATCTTAGATTTGGCGAAATTAGGCGTGGATTGATTATGGTATATAGAAAAACATACTTCGTGCCAGTATAGTTTAGGTTTTGAAAACGCAATAGAATACATAACCTTACCATGATAGTTTTCTTTATTCCCACAGTAGTCACATACACGCTTCTTTTGTTTGCGTCTGTCTAGGTAATCTCGTAGTTTACTCATATCTATTTCTCCTCAATAAGCTTTATTTGGTGGTCGAGTTCGGCTATACGGTTATCTTGGCTTATCCACAGTTTCACCACAATCTTTAATGTCGCATATATGGTTTACTTGTCTACTCATCTATTTCATCTCCTTCGTTAGTTCTGATTTGGCGAATTTAATAGCATTTAGTACATAACTGCGTGTGACTAAATGACTTCCTTCTGGTACAGTGTGTTGTTTGATTGATTGTTCTAGGTTATCTAGTAGGGTAGTGATTTGGCGGTTTACTGCTTGCTTAATTTTGCGTTGTGCAATAGCATTTGCGTGTTTATCAAAGAATCTCGCACACTCTACGCTTTCAGGTGTTATTATTTCGCCACCTCTTGTTACTTTAAACGAGAATGTTTGCTCATCTTTATCTATTGAGGCACTGGGATTTGGCGCAGGAAAAAACTTCTCTGGCGGTAAAAATGATGGTGATGGATTTGGTGTTTTTACACTCATCGAGTAACCTCCCACCATATAGTCACCCACGTTGTATTTGAATATGATTTATCCCACATTACTTATCTCTCCCAAAGAATTTATTTGCTCTTTGGCGTTGCATCTTTAGCACTCCGTTTATAGCTTCATCGTATTGTGTAGCTACTATAAAATCTTCCCCGATCACTTCCATAACAGCTTTATAGAGTTGGTCTTTGGCTTGCTCTGGCATTATCGTGTCGCCATAATTATCAGTCGTTAACCATATGTTAGGGTCGTTGATGTATATATCGTCTATATTCATGATTCTTTCTCCTTGGGGTTAAGTTCGGCGTGACGCATCTGTTTATAGCAGACTACGCACTTATTGAATGAGTGATTTAAGTCATAACATGCGTAATCAGTCGGCTTCTCTAAGCCGTATTCTGGTATTTTGTCTACTTCTTCTAATCGCGCCAAATCAAGCATCTGTAGGAGTGAGGCTTTGGCTTCGGCAAATGTCAGATTCTCGTCAAAATCACCGTTATTTTCAGGATTAGTTTTGTTCGCAATAAAACTTCCATAGTTATTTAGTATCTCATCTATACGTTCTTCTGGTGTCATAGCCAGAACCTCCACCATTTACGGCGATTTTGGTACAACTTAACAGCTTCGTTTTGGTCTATTGGGTCACTATCACCATCTAATTGCACCCAAGTACCTATACCAGAAACTGTGTGCTGTTCCCATGTGTAACCTTGTTTCAGCATCCACTTATTTACTTTTAGATGATTTGTAGTCGGTCTAGTGTAGTAACCCACTCCGTCAAAATGTAGGCTGTCACCCTGTCTAATTTCACCTGATTTCATATAGTCTTTACTCATAGTTATTCCTTATTTAGTTAGTTGGTTTGGCGCAATTATCTTACTGGTGTAGCAAATAGAAGCAACACAATCACAGCTAGAAAGGCGGTAGCCGATGAAAGCACAAAAGATTTCATGTTAAACCTTGGACTCTCACCCCACGCCAAGAGTAGCTCAACAGCAGCTGCGTAACTTGCTACTAATAGCACAAATGCGCCTATATTATTTATCCACATCTCTTATCCTTTCTTAGCTTCTGTTATAGGTTATTTGGCGGCGGACTTAGCACGTTACGACGTATGGTGGATTAAAGAAGGGTGTGTTTGGGTATAATGGTTGTGGTTGTGTCGTTGGCATCGGATTTATAGGCATAGGGTTTACTGGTAGGTGAGTATGTGCAGAGTTTCTAATCTTCACATAGCAGTCTACACAATAAGCAATTTCGTTATCTTTAAAGTTAGTTGGCGTATCACAAAATATGCATTGGAACTTTAGTTTACTCATATCTTCTCCTTTTATTAGTGTTATTTGGCGAGAGTTCTCGCGCTCCTTACAGGACAGAGAATGACGGTAGTTCGGCTTAATATGTTTCAGCCTCGTTGACCTAGGACTACCGCCAATATCTATCCTGTAAATTGTTAAGTATTCTCTACTTTGCTTTACATTCAGCTATGAGATGTAAAGGTTATCCACAACTTGTAAGTTTTTCTTACTAGTTCTTGGTGCTAGGGAGCGCCCCATGAAGGGGACTATTGGTTATCGAGCAGTCTTTTTACAGATTTCTCGCCCTAGCTTTACCGTAGTGGTCTTATAGACACCACTGGGTCTTGTTTGCTAGTAGTAAGCGACGTGTCTCCAATTTTTTGCAGGAATCGAACCTGCTCTCATCGTTTCACCCGTTTTTTTATCAGGCTGGGTCATTTTAATGCCGTGACGAACCATAAAGGTCTGAGGCTCTGGTCTTCTAACCTTACTACTAGCTTGGGCGGTATAACAGCGAACTAGTATTTGCTGTCTCTAACCCAACTTGGCTGTTACTTAAAAGCTTTACTATTGAAACTAGTCTTTGCAATTAAGTCACTTTCGCTGACACCAAGATTCTACTTTTCTTTAACGATCTTTACTTCATGACCGAGAGCTTCTGCTACTTCTGCTACGGTCATTTCTTTAGGTTCTGATTGGGTGGATTTTAGTTTATAGTTATTTCTCTTTAACTCGTTTGCAGTCGTCCATCGCCAGAAGTCATCACTATCTGTATATGAAATAGCAATCATTTTTCCACTAACTGCAAGAACAGTCACTGTGTCATCCTCGTCTGGGGTTAATAGCTCATCACCTACTTCTAGGTTGTCTAGGGTTTTTTCTGCTAGTTCAAGTTCATTTTCGTACCAGAAGTAATCTTCTTCACCTTTAATTGAATAAGGAGCAGCCCAAGTCCTTATTTTGTCTATCTTGCCTACAAGCCCTACTTTTTCGGTTTTACCACTTTCATAGATATTAGTGTCTGTAACTTTTACAATTTTTACTAAATCGCCTACTTTAAACTTGCTCATATTTACTCCTTTAGTTATCTTCTTCTCAGACTTGGATAAGTCCAGTTTACTTTTGTATAGGCTAGAGTTTCAGCAAGGGCTTCAATGTCTTCATTTCTTGCTTGAATGCCTTGAGTGTCTAGCCATACTTTTACTATGTCTACAAAGTGTTTTTTCATTGGTATCTTTTCTTTAAAATCATTACGTGAAAGTGGATGTACCCATGAACTGAACGCATTAGTTTAAAGTTGATTTTGAAGTAATGGTATTCAGTATCTAGTTCTGGTAGTACGACACGCCATAGGTCATATATTTCGTTGTTAGTGATTCCTTGCCATATATCGTCACAGGGTCTTTTAAGTACGATCATAAGATGTTGCTTGTGATGTCTGTTGTGTTTAGATAGTGGCTCTACTAGTTTCCAGTATGTCCATTCCTTTATTGCAGGTAGGTCACATAGTGGTGTTGAACCTTTTTTGCGTAGATGTCTTTTGTACTTCCAGTTTTCTAGTGGAGTTCTGAGGCTCATTGAATCACCTCTACGTCTACCCACTCATCCCAATCAAGCGCAATACGATATACATTTCTTTTTGCAGTTGGTTCTGCTGTAATTGTTTTTGTAGTAGTCTTACCTGTTCTTTTAGAGTACCTAACGTTTATAGTTAGATTTCTCTTAAATATGCTCATACCGTAAACGCTCCTACTACTAAAGTGAATCCTGCTATGGCTATGAGTAACCAGAGGACTATGTGACCTTTACTCATTTCACCCTCCAATTATCAATGTTAAGAATTTGTCTAAGAGTCTTGCGCTTACGACGCTGTAACTTAATGCTGAGAACAGCAAGAGCCAGCCAAGCGTTTTTGTTCCTGCGATTATATGGGTCTTCATATTCGTTCCACCGCATGAGAGCCTTTCCTACTTATGTATCCACCTTTACGACCTGCGTTAGCTGGATGTCGTGGGTCTGTAGGGTCTAGGTTAAGTTTTGCGTAGTGGAAACCACCAGTTGTGCCTGCTTTCCCACCAATTGCACCGGCTTTAGCGTAGAAGTCTGCGCCATGTCTTTCTTTATTAGTTTGTGCAGCTTTTAAGCCGCCTTCTCGTGTACCTGCCATGTTATTCCTCCATTGATCGTGCTTCTTCAAGCGTTATTCTTCCTTGTTTAATATCTTCTTGTACTGCTTTGAGTCTTACGAGTTCCTCCGTCCAGTCCATCTTTGTCATGGTGTTAGATAGACGTATAAGTTCTTCTCGGTACTCCTGCGCCCATGTGCCAGTAATAAACCTGCTAAAATTCAGTGGTTTATCAGTAAATATTCGATGACATCCAGCACAAAGACAAAACGCATTTCTTAATTGAGTGCGAGTTGCTGAGGCTTTACGTCCTTGAATATGAGCGCATTGAAGTTGAACTTGTGGTGGTTCTCTAAAACAGTTTTCACAGTAACCAGTTGATCTGATTATTTCTGCGTGTAGTTTAGTGGCTTTGCCTTTGTCGCCTTTACCGTAACTTACAGACATTTCATCAATCCTTCCATCACAGCCTGAACTGTGTTAACTGTTACTGCGTTACCACACATCTTGTAGCGTTGGGTGTCTGATATTGGTTCGTTGCCTGTGTTAAGTGCAGTCCATTGGTCAGGAAAGCCTTGTAGGCGTTCACACTCTAGTGGCGTAAGTCTGCGTATTCTAGCCAAGTCAGTTGCGTAGTAATCTTTAGTCACACTGTTTATGGTGTTGCTAACATCATCGTCTCTTACTTCAAGCGTTTCTGGTTTACCAGCATAAGCTCTAGTCCTGGTAGCCGCTGACTTTACTTTTTGTGCATCGAGTTCACTTTCACTAACATACGTTCCTGTTGCTTGGGCTACTCCGTATCTTGCGGTAAGGGTGTTACTGAGGTGTCTCGGTAGCCCAATAGCCTTTTCGCTATCTTGTCTGATAGGAAATACTTTTCGTCCACATCCGTTTCCAAAATGTCCGACAATGTAGACACGCTCTCGGTTTTGGGGAACCCCGAAGTCTTTGCTGTTAAGTACCTGCCATTCAACGAGATACCCCAAGCCGGTGAGAACCCCAATGATTGTCGTGAAAGTCCTGCCGCTGTCGTGACTAAGTAAACCTTTGACGTTTTCGAGTACCAAATGTCGTGGTTGTTTTTCTTTAAGAATCCTTGCGATGTCAAAAAAGAGTGTCCCTCTGGTGTCGTTAAATCCAGCTCGCTTTCCAGCAATGCTAAATGCTTGGCAAGGGAATCCTCCAACAAGTAAGTCGAAGTCGGGGAGGTTTGTAGGATTGATTGCTGTTGCATCCTCGTAGTTTTTGTGTTCACTAAAATGCCTTTCGTAGACTTTAATTGCGTACTTGTCGATTTCGGAGTAACCAACACATAGTGGGGTAGTCCTGCTTGTAGGCAAAACATCGTGTCCCACTTCATCAGTGTTCCTGTTCCGCCCTTGCCTGTCTTGCTCGATCGTGGTAGGTTGTTGATTGCTAGTGTCATATGCTTGTTGTATTCCTTTCTCAAACCCTCCTATGCCGCTAAACATTGAGAAGTAACGCATTACTCTGCTCGCTCTAGCGGTTCTGGTATCAACCGATACCGCCATAGACTTCCGTTTTCTCGT